ATGTGAAACAAAAAAGGGGTTATCAGAGTTTGCAATTAATGCAGCTAACCTGGACGGGAAAGACTACTGGTGTAAGCCATGTAGATCAGACTATCATAAAATAAAATATCCTAGGTCGATGAAGCCTATGTTTAAAAATAAAGATTCTAAACAGTGCAGGAAATGTGAAATAATTAAGCCAAAAACAGAGTTTGCATCAAATGGGGGAAGCAAGATATCTTACTGTAGAGAATGTTATAAATCTATTGGACTTACATCTAATCTATCTAAGTATGGACTTACAGTTGATCAGTATATTGATATGTTTGAAAAACAAAATGGAAAATGCTATATATGCAAAAAAGATGAGCCTAGCCATACAAAGAAACGTTTATCTGTAGATCATGATCACTCATGCTGCGGTAAGGGCAAAGGATGTAAAAAATGTGTAAGAATGCTTTTATGCTCACAATGCAATATGGCCCTGGGTGCAGTTAAAGATGATGTATCTGTTTTAAAAAATATGGTGAGGTATTTAGAGCAATATTCCTAGACCCCTTGACATGCGAAAATCTATGATGTTATAATTCCATAGGGGGGTCGGGGGGTCAAGTAAATCAATAAATAATAAATATTATTATATATAGAAGACCTAAGACCTAAGACCTAAGATCAAGTGATACCTGGAGAAAAAATATTTTATTAACATTTAGTAAAATATGATAAAGCAGTCGACTAGGATTAATATGTCAAATCAAAGCTCATGTTTTACTTACAAAGTAGAAATGATTGTTCAAGTATTAGCACCAGATGAAAACTCAGCTAGAGATTTTCTAGATAAAACAGGCGGGTATGTAGTATCTCGTGATACAACTCTCCTGGATTCAACTACAGTATATCAAAGTAACGAGTAATAATCTAGTTGAGTAATAAAAAACCTATTATATAATTGTGGTATGTCTCCAGAGAAGATATCGATCAAGAAACAAAAAGAAACTCTGGCACGTTATTTAAAAGAAGTTAAAGAAAAGAATCCCTGTATGGATTGTAAGATATCCTATCCATACTACATGATGGATTTTGATCATGTTCGTGGAACCAAACAAGCAAACGTGGCGGAACTAATCAATACGTTATCTAAGAAACGAATCGATGAAGAGATAGCCAAATGTGAAGTAGTATGTTCTAATTGCCACAGAGTTAGAACACATATGAGAAAAATGGGAAAGGCAGGATAAATGAAATTTTGTAGCTATTGCGATAAGATGTCATATACATCTAAACTATTATTAGATGGATCTATGAAATATTACTGTCTAGAACATGCTAGTAATATTGTAGTCGACTAGGATATATATAATGAAAAATAAATTAATTGGATTAATCATGCTAATTGCGTCAGCAATTCTGTCTGCAAAAGCATTCTCTAAATTTTTAAATTGGGCGGGAGATCAAGAAATCTTTGATTTCGACCTAGATGAAGATATTGATAACGAAGACTTCTAGGTCTATATAGGACTATACCCTGGTCTATTGATCTCTATTGGATAAAGCGTAGCTTTTTATTTCCCGCCCGTTTCTGGGTCAAGTGTTACGGAGATACCAAATATGACCCATTCAGGGCTTAGAGAGCCTGTAGAAGCCTTGTAAGGCGTATTCCAGAATTTGTCTATGATGTAGATTTTCATATTTAAGTATTATTGTGATCAAATGTTTCATGTGAAACATGGGCTCTTCTTTCGCCGAAGCACTTTTTTTGCACTATATGTCCGTTTTGCACTAAAAATCACTATATAAAGAAAAAATCCCATTCAGAGGCGGATCCGAATGGGCTTTTCTAGTATATTGCTATACATTATATAGGGAGACATTGCTGCCATCACCTACACACCTTAATTGTAATATGGAAAATTTTCTAAGTCAAGACTATTCCCATAGCAATTTTTTGCCAGGGTCAAAGATCCATTCTTCTTCTAAATATTTATCGTCTTCAGTCATTTCATAGAGGATAGCCATAAGGGTTTTGCAGTCCTCATGTTTCCAGGTTAAATTACATTTGCCGTTTTCTACATTGAGGCATTTATTTAAATAGGACTCTATTAGCCTAATGCTATCAGGACTGTGCATTGCCTTCTTCTTGCTCTAATGGGGTAAATGCAGGAGCTGGTCCAAGGAGATATCCTTGTTCATGGTATTCAATCATCTTCCCCGCTTTTTCAGCATCGAAGTGGTTTGCAATAATTGTCATCATGTCATAGATTCTATGTAGCATGATGTAGTTAACCATAGGTAGGTTATCTTCAAGATTCTCTTTATTAATATCATCACTCATTCGGTCTACCCAAATCTTCCCAAAATTTCTCACGGCCCATTGCATCTGTTTCGAGCAAGGCACTTGCTTCAAACTCATATGAGGAGAAGGTGTCTTCTACTTTCGGCGCACTAAAATTCGCACTTTCTTTATCTTTGTCCATTTATGACCTTTTCTACTAATGATACGATATTCTCGTAATCTAGTATACCCATTGTCCTTTTATAATTACAGGATAGGCAGTATAGGAATATGTTGTCCTCTAAGTCCAAGTTACAGAAGAGAGGGCCCTGATCCATAGGGCATTCTACCCTGGGAACAAGACCCTCTTCTGATAGGCGAATGTACTTAGATACGTATTGTATCTTTTGCATTCATCCCCCTTTTAACTTTTTGGAAACTCGTGTATGAGGTTCCTGGCTTTACCTATTGAGTTAGGCCAAGACGACCAGTTGGTTCCGCCTTTGGTCATATAGTACGTTATCTCTGCGTTTGTTACTGGATCAAATAATTCCTTATTTGAAACTAATTCGAATTTATCTTTACGATCTACACCTAGGTTTCCCAACATGTTGATCTGAAAAATTCCGTAAGATTTATCTCCAGTTCGAGTGTTATCGTTTAAAGCTAGCGGTCTCCCGTTAGACTCTACCCGAGCAACAGCCCAAGCTGTCTTCAAAGCAATTCCTTCAAATCCTACAGCCCATAGTAAATCTCTTAAATCTTCGGCTGCAAGCATTTCTGAATGCTTATAAGTTTCATTACTGAACTTATCTAGTATTTCTCTCTTTAGTTGTCTTTCAGTTTTTGCCACCTCTACAGGCGACGGTGTTAAAGCTTGAGATACTGTTGGTCCTGGTTGTACGGTAAACAAAAACAACATTGCAATTGCTATGTACGTCCAGTTGTGAGCAACATCACTCAGTCTTTCTTTGATTCTCTCCATTGGCATTTCCTCCTCTAGAGATAACGAACTATAATCATAACATTGATTGCCTAAACCTGTCAAGCCAGTCAACTAGGATAAATGTAATGTATACGTGTATAGTTGACTAATAAATCTTTAAATAAACAGTATAAAAAATATTTATACGCTTCCCATAGTAAACGTTATTTGGTAGAATAGAGTCTTCACACTAAATTAAATTAACCGCTAGGCGGAGAAAAAGGTAAACTAAATGTCAAAAACTATTGCTAATCCCTATGAAAATTTTATTGCATTATCAAGATATGCACGATGGATTCAAGAAGACAATCGTCGTGAGACTTGGGGAGAAACAGTAGATCGATATTTTGACTTTATGTTAAATCACCTTAAAGAAAATTATAATTACATTCCAGATGAGAAGCTTGTAGCGGAATTAAAAAATGGTGTATTCGAACGAAATGTCATGCCGAGCATGCGCTCTGTAATGACTGCAGGTGCTGCATTAGAAAGAGACAATGTGGCAGGATATAACTGTTCATTTGTTCCAGTAGATTCACCACGTTCATTTGATGAGACTATGTATATCCTTATGTGCGGTACTGGTGTAGGATTCTCTGTTGAGTATAAGTACGTTAATAAACTTCCTGCCGTCCCAGATTCATTTGAGAAGTCAGATACAGTTATTGTTGTAGAAGATTCAAAGCAAGGCTGGGCTAAAGCCTATCGTGAGCTTTTGGCATTGCTATGGACTGGGCATATTCCAGCCATTGATGTTTCAAAGGTACGACCAGCAGGTGCAAGACTTAAGACTATGGGCGGAAGATCTTCAGGGCCTCAGCCATTAATTAATCTTTTTGATTTTACTATTGCAAAGTTTAAGTCAGCAGCAGGACGTAACCTAAAGCCTATTGAGGCACACGATATTATGTGCAAGATTGGCGAAGTTGTTGTAGTTGGTGGAGTTCGTCGTTCAGCCATGATTTCTTTGTCTAATATTAATGATATTGAAATGGCAGCGGCAAAGTCAGGTAACTGGTGGGAGAACAATACACAACGTGCATTATCTAATAACTCTGTAGCGTATTCTCGCAAGCCAGAGATGGAGCAGTTTATTGCAGAATGGAAGTCTTTGTATGATTCAAAATCAGGAGAGCGTGGAATTTACAATGTCGCTGCAGCACAGAAGCAAGCAGCAAAGTATGGACGTAGAGATCCAGAAATTCATTACGGAACAAACCCTTGTTCAGAAATTATTCTCCGTCCCTATCAGTTTTGTAATCTTTCAGAAGTCGTATTACGTGAAAACGATACAAAGAAAGATATTGAGCGTAA